CAACAAGAAATTGATTTAAGAGCTTTGGATCTTCAACGTAAAGCTGAAGAAGTAAGATTTAAAGAATCAAAACAAGATGAAAGACAAGAAGCAGATCTTGCTTTCAAGTTGACACAACTCGAACAAAATAAAGAAGCTGCTGGTGAAAGAATGGAAGTAGCCAGAGAAAAACTAGACATAGCAAGGGAGAAAGCAAATGTTAAAAAAAATTAAAAACGCAATATGTGAAATTGCATGTAGAATATTAGGAATTGTTCCATGTATGTGTGATCATGAGTGTGACTGTAAAAAGAAAAAATCAAAATAATAAAGGATTGAGCGGTGGTAAAAAATCAGGGCCCCCTCCTAAACGAGGACCTAATCCCCAAGGCATCAAAGTCCCGCCTAAAAGATACACATCCGTTTAAAAAACTAGAACCTACAGGTTATGATGCTCTAAACGATAGAGAAAAACTTTTATACTTATCCGGATGTTTTGACGGAGAAGGAAGTTTTGGATTTTGGAGCACCGGTAAAGGGAAGTCCAGAATTATTATGGCAAAAGTAGAAACTACAGATGCTGATATGGTTGCAAGATTTCAAGAATATTTTGGTGGATGGTTTTGGCATATCAAAAGCAGAAATGCGAAACACAAGGAAGCTTTTCGATGGAAATTGACTGGAGAGCAGGCTTGGAAGGCTTTGAAAGCAATGATACCATATATGTGTTTAAGAAGGAGAGAAAAATTTTATGGCTTGGTTAAACCTATTGGGTATGGCAGTGAAGACTGGGGCTCACATATACAAAAACAGACAAGAATCAAAGAGGTTAATGAGTGATGCGCAAAAATTACATGCACAAAAAATGGCGGCGGGTGAAATTGAATATCAAACGCTTGTTAAAAGCGATCAGCAACAATCTTGGAAAGACGAATTCGTCCTTTTGCTGGTTTCTGCGCCCGTAATGTTACTTATATGGTCTGTTTTTTCGGATGATCCTGACATAAAAATTAAGATTGATCTTTTCTTCGAATACTTCTCGAATATGCCTATGTGGTTTCAGATTTTATTTGTATCAGTTGTTGGTGCCATTTATGGAATCAAAGGTACTGAAATCATGAGAAAAAAATGAAAATAAGATTCTACCAAAACATCGATGGATATCGATGGGTAGGATTTTTCATTGCACTTATATCAGTATTTATTCTATCTTCAGCTAATACAAATACACAATGGTTAGGTTGGTGTTTATCAGTGATAGGTTGTTCGTTATGGGTTTATATTGGTTATAAAGACAAAGATATCGCAAGAACACTTATGGAATTAATGTATCTTGCATTATCACTTAGAGCTGTTATTAACTGGATTAATGCTTGATTACCAAACCGTTCAAACTCTTAGAAGAGAGATCAATAAATTAATTGAGGAGAAGAAAACACACATCGTCTATAGCGTTGACAGTATAGAAAAATTACAATATTCTAGAGGTCAACTCAGTTCTTTAGAAGAGCTGCTTCAAGTCATGAAAGACTTGCTGAAAAAAGAGGACATAGAAGATGACAACGACCCTGGTTAAACCAGATGGGTCTAAGATTCTTAGCAAAACTCTAAAAGATGAAGATGTTAAGATCCCTACCGACCCAGAATCAATAGATAAAATCATTGACAAAATTCCAGAGCCAACTGGCTGGAGAATTTTAGTTAGACCATTCACACCTGCGAAAAAAACCAAAGGTGGAATTATAATGTCTGACGAATCTCATGAAAGAGTTGCACTTACAACCGTATGTGCACTTGTTCTTAAAATGGGAGACCTTTGTTATAAAGACAAAGAAAAATTTCCAAACGGTCCTTGGTGCAAGGAAGGTCAATGGGTGGTATTCGGCAGATATGCTGGATCCAGATTTAAAACAGAACTCGGAGAAGTAAGGATTCTTAATGATGATGAAATCATTGGTACCGTACAAGATCCGCAAAACATTATCCATAACTACTAGGAGGTGCTATGGCTGTAGAAGCAAAAAACGAAGTCGAATTAGATACTGATGATGCACAAGAAACTAATGTATCTTTTGAAGACAATAACGAGGAATCACATCCCTCAGAAATAAAAAAAGAAGATGTGGATTTGGGATACACAGATATTTCAAAACTAACCAAACAAAAAGCGGAGAATGCAAAGAATGAGCAAGAGATCGAGACTCAAGCGCAAGAAGAATCAGAGCCTAGGCAGAAGACTGGTGATGATCTTGAAGGGTATTCTGACAAAGTTCAGAAGCGAATAAAAGATTTAACTTTCAAATACCGTGAGGCAGAGAGAAGAGAAAAAGCTGCTATGGAGTATGCTCAAGGTCTGAAGAAAAGATACGATGACATTGAGGAAAAGTATAATTCGGTAGATGAAAATTATATAAAAGAATATGATTCTAGAATCGAAGCTGAAAAAGCTAAAGTTAGGCAAATGCTTAAAGAGGCTATTGATGCACAAGATTCTGATAAAATCATGGAGGCAAATGAAACGCTTACAAGACTTGCAGTTGAGAAAGAAAAAGTAAAAATTTCTCAAGCTGAAAGAGAAAAAAGAGCGGAATCACTTAAAAAACAACAGGAAGTCCCGGATCAAGCGGAGCAACAGTTTAAACAACAACAAGCTCCAGTTAGTCAAAAAGCTCAACAATGGGCTGAAGACAACGAGTGGTTTGGATCCGATAAAGTGATGACTTCTGCTGCTATGGGCTTACACGATGAGCTTATGGGGGAAGGGTTTGACGCTGAGAGTGATGCCTATTATAATGAAATTAACAAACGTATAAGGGATTATTTCCCTCATAAGTTTGCTGATACTGAGACACAAGAAGAACCTAGACAACGTCCCGTTCAGAACGTTGCTAGTGTGTCTAGGAAGCAAAATGGACGCCGATCTGTGAAACTCACCAAGTCACAAGTAGCGATCGCTAAAAAATTAGGGGTGCCACTAGAGGAATACGCAAAATACGTGAAGGAGGGAAAATAGTATGAATACAAAAATAGATAAATCCTCACGCGAGTCTGATACGAGAGCAGCTAACGCTCGTGTAAAAAGTTGGACTTTACCGTCCAGTTTGGATGCGCCACCTGCGCCAAAAGGTTTTATCCATAGATGGATAAGAACTGAAGTTGCGGGTTTTGAGGATACAGGAAATGTGTCTAAAAAACTTAGGGAAGGTTATGAATTTGTCAGAGCAGATGAATATTCTGATATTGATAAACATAAATATCCCGTCGTAGCTAAAGGTACCTATCAGGGGTGTATTGGGATTGGAGGCCTTGTGCTGGCAAGGATACCTGAAGAATTATTAAAGCAGCGTAGTGACTATTTTAGACAAGTCACTCAAGATCAAATCAACGCTGTCGATAATGATCTCATGAAGGAACAGCACCCAGGAATGCCTATTAATATTAATAGACAATCCAGAGTGACCTTTGGTGGTGGACGAAAATCTTAATTTATTAGGAATCTCTACCAACTTAAGGCGGCTTAAAACTAAACTTAAAATAGGAGAAAAAACATTATGGCAAACGTAGTGGAAAAGTTCGGTCTAAGACCTTACAGAAAACTAGACGGTACGCCATTAGTTGGTGCTCAAAACAGATACACTGTATCGGCAAACAATTCGACTGCTATTTATCAAGGTGACTTGGTAACAGTTGAAACTGATGGTGACATCACTAGACACGTTGCAGGTACAAGTACAGCTGTTGTAGGAGTATTTAACGGATGTTTCTATACAGATCCTACTACTAAGAAGCCGACTTACAGCAATTATTACCCAGGTTCGGTAAACGCGAGCGACATTACTGCGTTCGTTGTTGACGATCCAGATGCGGTGTTTTTAATTGATGCGGATGCGGCTTTTACTAGAGCGGATTTGTTTACGAACTACTCTGTAACTAATGCAACCGGAAACACAGACACAGGAATATCAGAAGTACAATTAGGTGTATCTTCTACTGGTACTGCGAGTACATTCGTCCTTCAGGCGATTGATATCTCTCAAGACCCAGATAATAGCGACACGTCAAGTGCAAACGCTAATATTCTTGTAAGAATCAACAATCACTTCTTTAGAAGTGGTACAGGCATATAGGAGAATAAAATATGGCTATATCAAGATCACAACTAGTCAAAGAACTAGAGCCAGGTTTGAATGCACTATTTGGCCTGGAGTATGATCGTTACGAAAATGAGCATGCTGAAATCTATATAACTGAAACTTCAGACAGAGCGTTTGAAGAAGAAGTAATGTTATCAGGTTTTGGTTCTGCTCCAGTAAAACAAGAAGGTGCAGGTGTTGTATTTGATCAGGCAACTGAATCATTCACAGCTAGATACTCTCACGAGACTATCGGCCTTGCTTTCTCAATTACTGAAGAAGCGATCGAAGATAACTTATACGACAGACTTGCAGCGAGATACACAAAAGCTCTTGCGAGATCTATGTCAAACACCAAACAAGTTAAAGCTGCTGCTGTATTGAACAATGCGCAAGTAACTACTGTAACTGGTGGTGATGGAGTATCATTAATTAATGCTTCACACCCATTAGCAACAGGTGGAACTTTCTCAAATGTTCTAGCAACTGCTGCTGACTTGAACGAAACATCTTTAGAGCAATCTTTGATTGACATTGCGGGTTTCGTAGACGAGAGAGGATTAAAAATTGCTCTTTCTGGTAGAAAAATGATAATTCCAAAAGAATTACAATTTACTGCTGAAAGAATCATGAGATCACCTCTAAGAAGCGGTACTGCAGACAATGACATCAATGCTTTAAGACAAATGAACATGGTTCCAGAAGGATACAGAATCAATCACTTCTTAACAGATACTGATTCTTTCTTCCTTTTAACTGATGCTCCAAATGGTCTTAAACATTTTGTTAGAAGTCCAATCAAAACAGCTATGGAAGGTGACTTCGATACTGGTAACGTAAGATTTAAAGCTAGAGAAAGATATTCTTTCGGTTTTTCTGACCCAAGATGTATCTTTGGTAACGGTAACTTACCAACTAGTTAATCTTTGTTAGGTTAATGACTATTAAAGGGCGGTGCTTATTGCATCGCCCTTTTTTTATGGTATTAAGAAATACATGAAAATTTCAAAACATGTATTATCAAAAATAGAAAGAGATTATTTTTTTATAAAAGGTAATACTACTTTAGATTTAAATTATTTCATAAATGAAATAGAAAAAGGAATAAATCAAGAAAATAATAAAAATTTTAAAACAAATGTCAAAGGTATGATGACAGATTGGAAATATTTTTGTAATGATAAAAGATTGATGCAGTTTATTATGACTTTAACTTCATATTTAGATAATGAAAAAATATTTCATAAAACTTATTACTTAGGCGAGGCATGGGGGCTAAAAGAAACTTTTGGTGGACGCACAACTTTACATGATCATTCTAAAGCATTATGGAGTGGAGTTTTATATTTAAGCAATATAGATCAGCCGTTGGTATTTCCTGAAATTAACGAGGAAATAGAAGTAAGGACTGGTAATTTTGCAATATTTAGTTCTTTTTTAAGTCATAAAACAAAAAATACTATATTAGACGAAAGTGTAAAATACGGAATATCATTCAACTTTTTTGAATAGGTAGACTGATAAATTAATAAAAGTTATAATAGAAACACTGGGATAAACTAAATTTTGATATAGACTGACCCAGCAGACAGCCTAGAGACTATATCATTTAACTAGGAGAAAAATTATGGCTAATACTACTTTCACAGGTCCAGTGACTGCACTTAATGGTTTCATTGGAGGAGCAAATCCAAACGCATCTGATACTCAACAAGGTGGTTCAGTTGTTTGGACAGTTTCAAATGACACAACATTAACTATCGCATCTGGTACAAGATCAGGTGAGACTTTACTTGCAACAGCAAATGAAGGTGTAATGGTGTACACTGGTGATGGTGCATCAGGAAATTCAGTATATGCATTTTCAGATGGCACTAACTGGTTAAGAATGGATACTAGAGTAGCCGTGGCTACTTCGTAGTAATTAATTAGTGGCTCCTTCGGGAGCCACAAACTAAGGAGATTAAAATGGCACTTAAAGGTGATGTTAAAGCACAACAAGTAACAGGTACAGGAACTGTATTTGCAGGTAGAACTAGAATGAGAGGTATTATTGTCAACTCAAGTACATCTGCAGCTAATGGTTCAATTGCGCTAACAGAAGTTGGCAATTCAAATGTTGTATTTACTTGTGATGTAAGAGCAGATGATGACTTTTCATTCAATATTCCAGAAGATGGAATTTTATTTAAAAATGGAATGAATGTGACTGCAATTACAAATGCTAAAGCGACTATTATATTGGATAAATAATGGCTAAGTATGGCTGCCAAATCAAGGGTACAAGCCCTGTTATTAAAAAGTCTTTTGGTGGTGTGGCCGCTATTACGGATGCTATTGGCACTGCAGTACCGGCTAGCACTCTTACAACTGGTCTTAAAACACAAGCAGCATCTCAAGCTGAGAAAAAGGAAACAGAAAAGAATAAACAGCAAACGCAACAATTAAAAACAGGCGGAATGCCTTCAAGAAAGAAAAGTGCAGGTCATTATAGATCGACAGAATCTGGGGCTGGTATGACTGCAAAAGGTGTTGCAGCATATAGAAGAAAAAATCCAGGATCCAAATTAAAAACTGCAGTAACAGGTAAAGTTAAAAAGGGTTCAAAAGCAGCTAAAAGAAGAAAAAGTTATTGTGCGAGATCATTAGGTCAATTAAAAAGAGCAAGCGCAAAAACAAGAAACGATCCTAATTCAAGAATTAGACAAGCGAGAAGAAGATGGAAATGTTAAATGGCATATTTAAATGCAAACATACCGCCTATTTATGCTAAAGTTAGAAAAGAGTATTTATATGATTTGGATTCAAATAAAAAAGGTGAGCTCGAT